GGAACTGGCGGTCGTTGCGCATGGCCTCCCACAGCTGGGCGGCCTTTTCTTTCGGAATGACGAAGTCTCCGGTGGCCGCATCGTACCCGCCGTACTGGCGTGCATATTCGAAGAAGAGCTTCTGTTCATCCGGCCTTGTGATGCCGACCTGAGCCAGAGAGCGGAACAGTGGGATGGTATTTCCGCCCTGTGCCAGCTGGTTAAAGACTTCCATCGGGTTGCCTATGGCCTGTTTGCGTGACGGCAACTTTCCAGGCGGCTTGAATCCCGGAGCCTCCAAAGCCTGCCGACCCTGCTGGCTGGCAGCTTCCTGTTTCATTCCATTCATGCTATTGTAAAGCGCTGTCGGACTCGGCATTTTCGTATCTCCTCTTCATTGTAGAATCTTCCGGAATATAAATGTGCGGAGCGTATGTGTAGAACATCAGCTTCGCCATGGTACGGTAAACCTTGTAGGCGCTCTCCATCTGACCGGCATCTATCAGTGCGACGATGGGTTCGATCATGACGATCCGGAGCTGTGTACAGTAATCTGTCATATCATCTTCCGCTTCCTCGATGAACTCGACCAGCTCTTCGCCATGGGCGATGTACCAGCGCAGCCAGTCTCTCTGGTTCACTTTACACCAGTTCTTGAGCTGTTTCATGGATTCCTTCTCGTGGTCCGTCATGCCGACGTACTTATCCACCATGCCGCAGATCCACGAATCAAACAGGGAGCTGATCAGTCCGAGAACACCACCGACAATAGCTCCGACAATCGCTCCCGGAAGATTACCAACTGTCCCTCCCCATACGGCTCCTGTTACTGCTCCACCTGCCGCTCCAGCCAAAAACCCACTTGCCGGACCATCTATTCCCAAACCTTCAAGCATCTTTCCAACTCCGATGCCAACTATCGTACCACCAAGTCCACCAGCTATATTTGTTGCCAGTCCAGATGTCATAGAGCCTGTTGCAACATTGGCACCGCCTTCCGCAATAGTCGTTCCTGTGATAGCCTTTCCGGCAACATCACCACCAATGGTGGTCATGGTTGGCGCAACACCGACCTGGCTCATCATTTGCTGTTGTGCTGCCTGTGACGCAAGAGATGCCGTTGGTGCCATTGTCATGGGAGCCGCTCCCTCGACCATGGTTCCAAGATTTGAGGCATAAGGGGTAAGTCCACGTGCCATCATCGATGTGTTGATAGAGGGATTAACATTGGCCGTCGGACTCCCAAGGCCAAAAAAGTCCATCACATCTGATCCAACATTCTTTATTCCACTCCAAGTATCCTGACCCAACTTGGAAAGGCCATCCACAATTCCCTGTTCGTTCGGACCCCCGATAGCGGAACTTGGACCAGATGACGGAGTTCCCGTAGTTATTCTCGACGCATTGTATGATGGCAAATCCGTTACTCCTGGTATCTGCTTTTGTCCTGACAGCACCGTAGATGACTGTGCCTGTACCGGAGGTGTATTCGGCGTCAGGTTGAAATCAAAAGTGTCTCCGGGCATCAGCTTGTTCCATCCGCTTTTCAGGCTCGTGGGAATGATGCCCATGCCTTTTGTACCGGCTCCATATGCGTAGGCGGTTCCCATCTGCATGGCGGCGTTGCCGAGCATCGTGCCCATGCTGTTCTGCTTGTCGAACATCTCCTCCTGCATGTCCAGCTGCCGCTGCTGTAGATCGTAGTTCCGATCGGCATTCTGCTGCTGCTGGGCCAGTGAGAGATTACGATAGTAGTTGTCGTAGATGGAATCGTATTCTCCCTTCAACATGGCGGACAGCGTTGAATCAGGCATGGTCCGTCCGGTCGTGGCCTGACTCATCTGCATTAGTTTCCTCCACTTGCCGTTAGTAAGCGGCATCTCGCCAATGATGTTTGCCATATTATTTCAAATGCTCCCTTTCTGGAATGTAATAGGCCCCGAGGAACATGGGGACCAAACCCTTGTTTTCTGAATCCGTCGTCATCTGCACCTTGAAGGAGTGGAAGACTGCCGGTTCCGAATAAATATCATCCACAACCTGAACCAGACGGTGACTGGCGTCGCTTACCGTAACAGAATGCGCAGTCCCTGAGGAGGCCGCATCCAGATAGTTGGTGATGGTGGCGGACGTGTCGCTGTTTCTGGACAGTGCGACCAGAACAAACTTCTCTACCCGTGTCTGGGTGAAGATGTCGTTCTCGATCAGGATCTGGTCCCCGGTCCATAGTGTCTGGGTGATGGCCGTGCCGTCCATGGTCTGTCCGTTTTCCAGATACTCGATATAACCGGTATCGATGAATCCGTAATTGTAATTGTTGCCGTATATATCGGTTACGTTCACTCCACATTGTAGATCAACGGTGCGGTCAATTTCAAACCACTTCCAGCGCTTCAGGTCAAGGACATATTCCTTGTCCAGCGTGGTGCTTGTGCCTGATGCCCACAGCCAGTGGTATTCGTTGCGACGCTTGTCCACGAATGCCATGTTCTTGTCGATCATAACGAGATTAACGTGTGTCGTTTCGTTCTGGTCGAAGACGGTTTCGATGTCCGTGGAGACACACAGCGGCGTCCTGCCATCCGAAATGTAGATGCCGTCGTGACTCTGCCAGATCGAGATATTTCGCGTCTGGTTTATAGATCCGTCAAACGAGACGCTGCTCGTCTGGATGGTGCCCGGGGCCGGGCATCCTACCGTGTCAGAAATCATGTACCGTTCCCAGACCGTGCCCTCGGAACTGTTCACCCATGTCAGCATCCACGTCTCGCTCTTCTTGTAGAGCATGACCAGATTGTACAGGTTGCTGGCGAACTGGGCGAACATGGCGCATCCGCCCGTCAGGGGCTTCTCGTCCCCGATATAGATGGCGAAGTGGTTGTCGCCGTTCATGACCTGCGGGGCCTGTTCCGCCGAGATGAGGATCCGGTTCGGATACTCGTCCTGATTTCCGATCAGGATCAGGCGGTCGGCTGCATGGACCGGGAAGCAGTACCCGTGGATATTGGAGGGGGCGGGAATTCCCGATACGTAATATAGCTGGACATCACCGGAGAGTGTCTTGTTAAACGATATCTTGTAATAGTACATGGGATATCCGCCCTTGATGACCTGCTTGGTCTCACCCGAAAATCCGCTTGCGTTCCAGTAGATGACGCCTGACTTCGCCATGGAGATGGAGGATTCGGACGTTCCGTCGAAGACGTTGCCAGCAGAGGCCCATGACGTCCCGTTCCAGTAAAAGACAGAAGCCGTTGTCGCTGCTGTGGTGTTGAAATGGGATGGCGCGATTGAGAAGTTGATCCCGGCTGTCTTTTTCGTAAACCCGATCAGCATATATTGCGTTCCAGTTACCAGCCCATCCAGTTCCGCATACGTAGACGAATCGGAAGTGATGTAATCATCGTTATATACGTTCACCCAGTAGTCCTGATACCCGGACTTGTACAGGTAGAATGAACCGCAGTACCGTTCGTACCCGTCCCAGATGTCCGTGATCTCCTGAAAGGGCGCATCCTGCGTCACCCTGTAAACCGTTGCCGATCCTGCGGACAGGATGAACTGGTACCAGTAGAGCAGGTATCCGTCCAGATACCGAAGCTTCGAAGTGCCTACCGTAGAGGAAAAAGTTACGGTGCCAGTCTGCGCCAGAGACTTCCCTCCGGACGAAGTATTGTCCGTGATGGTCAGGGTTGCCCACGAGGTTCCGTTCCATGTGGAACCGGTCATGGTGCTTGCCGATGCATTCCCGCTGGAAATATAGAACTTGACCCCTTTAAGCGGCCTCAGCGAACCGATAAGAATATTAACGTAACTTCCGCCAATGGATACGGAGTTGTCCGCATCCTGCGACGAGTTGTTGATAATGTCGGAGTAGTCCTTCGGGTTCGTTGTCGTGGTCGTGACTGCTGCTGCCGACACGATGAAGGCGGCGGAGAAGCATTCGCTTCCGCCCCACAGGCAGGTCTCGTCACCGTTGCAGTAGGCGATCGTTCCTCCCGGCGCGGCTGAGAAGAACCCCGCTGCCGTGTCGGAAGAGTCCGTCCACAGGGCCGAGTCCGTTACCGATCCGGTGTTCGGCGGTGCCGTCGTGAAGTCTATCACGCAGGATTCGGACAGGTCGGTATTCTTACCCTGCATCAGCAGGTGCGATTCCGTTCCGTTGTTCGTGAAGGCGTGGAAAGCGCTTCGCACTTTCAGGTGCGTGGCAATGGGCGAGGCATTGATCTTGCTCATACCCAGCACGCCTTCCACGTTCTTGTCCTTGTAGCGGATATTCGTCAGCTGCTGGAAGTTCTTCCCTATCTGGCAGGGGTCCTGAGCTGGTATCCACTTCCCGTCCAAGGGTATGAGGTACTTCTGGAACTGCTGGTCCTCGACCTGCGGTATCTCTCCGCCCAGTTGCGGCTTCGGTATGTTCAGTACGATCGGTTCCGATTTCGGCATCTATTCCACCTTCAGGTTCTTCAGCCCGACGGGCACATTGACAATCTTGTCCATGGTATTGAACACCAGATCCGCAGAGATAATGGAGTAGAGGAATACAGCTAGCGTGAATTTCTTGTCCTTTATCAGGGCCACGTATGCCGCATACCAGATGATCAGCTGCCGGAAGGCCGGGGGTATTTCCGGAACCTGCGTATTAGCAGTGAGATCACCAGCCGGATAATCCGCAACATAAAGGCGCAGCGAATAAGCTGCGTCCGGAACAGGTTCGATTCCAATGCCGTTGTCCTCCTCAAACCAGTATTCCGGCTCCCCGTTCAGTCCGATAAAGACGTGGCCGGACATGGTAGGCGTGATCAGCTTCAGGTATCTTCCCCTGCCAGAGGCGGGAATGTACTCCACGGCTACAGTCCGGTACCCGGTACAGGAAACGTCCCTTACCCCGCCTGTCGTCGAGACGGAATCGATATGCTGGATGCATCCCGTCCGCTCAGCAATGTCTCGGATGGCACGGTTGATCAGGGCCTTGATTTCCGTGTCCGACCAAAAGGAAGCCGTGGCCTCCCTCAGGTAGTATCGGATGGTCGTAACCATGTTCTGCAAGGTGTAGGGGTGCGACTCAAGCGTCAAGCTATTGACGCTCCCGGTCCAGTAGACATTCCCGGCCCCGTTTCCGGCCCCGGAGAAAGCGAACAGGTACCGGAAGTCCGTCTTCGCCTCAAGGGTGTGGGTGATTGTCTCCACCAGAGTGCAGCAGGAAGCGTCTGCGTAGATATAGGCGTACAGGGTGCCGTGAGTGCCGGTTGACTCGTCCCTGCATACCCTTATGTAATAGGTTGTCCCGTCCGTAAGGGCCACCGTTCCGGACGTCGTGTCCACGTTCGTACCGTCACCTTCCACCAGAACCAGATACCGATTCGCGCTGTCGTAGCAGATGGCGAGGATCGGGTTCGTCGGCGTGGCCAGCACGGTACCGATTGCATCCACCGTGTTCGTGACTGCCCAGATATAGGCATCTCCGGTGCTGCCGGCGCAGGTGAACTCAAAGCTGTGTTCAAAGTCGGAGGCGAAGTAGGATGCCGTGAAATCCTTGTATAAGTAAACGGTTTCGTCCGTGTCCAGATTCGAAACCGTTACCTTATCGGAAGTCACCGTGAGACGGTCGGAAATGATGTCCGTTTCGGTGTAAGTTGTAAGGTCCTGACGCTTCGACATCTACGCCTCCTGCGGTTGCGGTTGATCGGAAACTTCATACGGAACCATGACATCCTGTAGGCGGTCCGACCTTTCGTCCGTGTAGATCTGTTTCCCGAGCTGGAGATTCGAAATGTACTGGCGGTACATGATGCCGGATGTCATGGGGCGCTTCGCCTTGATAAAGGCCATGGCCCCTGCAAACAGGGTCAGGTTCTCGCGGAACTCTCTGGGGATCAGAGGCTCGTCTGCGCTGTCCGCCATGAGGTAGTCCGGCCAAGTTGAGATATAGAGTTTCAGGTTGTAGACGGCTTCCGGCATGGGCTCGATGATCAGGTTCTGGCCCCACTGGAAGCAATACTGCGGGATGGCACCGTCATTGATGGGGATGTTTCCGAGCATCTTCGGTGTGATGAAAATCAGTCCCACGTGCGGACCGGAGGCGGGTACGTATTCGGCATGCCGTACCTTGTGTCCCGTGAACGGAACGAGACGGGAATTGGCCGTCGTTACCGCCGAGGCAACGTACTGGTAGCATCCGGTCTTGGCGGCGATGTCCGCCTCTCCGTCATTGATGTGACGGGTCAGCTCCGCATCCGACCAGAGCGAGGCGGTTGCCTCGTCGAGGTGGTAGCGGACTTCCGTCCTGATGTCTGATAGGCTTGGCCAACTCATTACATGAACCCGTTATGCGGCTTGTTGAACGTGACCTTATTATGAAGCCGCAGCTGGTGGAGTTTCGTTTCGTGCAGCTTCCTCTGGAAGACGGCCTCGTGCACCTGCGCCTTCTGCGGATCGAATGTGTTCGGCCCTGACTTGAGCAGTGCGAGGCTGGCGACGCCTTCCACGATCGTCATGTAGAAGATGTCCGGGATCTCCAGCACCTGACCTGACATTCCCGTCGGCGTGAAGTCCGTCTTCTGTATCCTGTACACCCTCAGGTAGCAGGTGTAGCTGGTGTCCGGAATGGGCCAGAAGGATGCGTACTGGTGCTGCCAGTCCGTGATCATGATCGTCGGGACACCTTTGGAAGCATCGCCGCGCCATGTCGGATGTTCCTCGTCCATCTCCATGAAGGTTTTGATTTCCAGATCGGAATCCTCCCCGGAGACCCTTGCCGACCGGACCTGAATGATGCGGTCCGAGATGGCGTAATCCTGCGTGCCATCGACGAGCGACAGGTTGCAGATCGTGGTGTCCGTGGACTCTTCGATCATCTTCGTCTCGTACAGGAACCGGCGGACGATGTCGTTTGTGTAGGCGACGAGCTCCTTGTCACTCCACAGGTACGGCTGCTCGTAATTGTTCAGCCGCCACCGCACGCCGTCGATGATGCTCTGTAGCGAAGTTGTGACCGGGGTTATGAGGGACCCGGTTCCCGAACCAGTTGTTCCCATCAGCTTACCGTCTCCGTGTCAGGATTCGTGAATTGATAACCATCCTTGTACCTCCAGAAGTAATACGATCCCGGATCGAGATAGAAGGTGGCGATCCCGCTTGTGTCTGTGTTGTCCTCCTGAATGACATTGGCCCCGGAGGCATCCGTGGATACCTGCACCTTGACGCCGCTGATCGGAGTCACGCCGTCTGCCAGTGTTACCGTGTACGTGAAGGTTATGGCCGTCCCGGTTGCGAAGGTGTATGTGGGAATGGTGAAGTGGGCGTTGACAGCATCCGCATGAACGAACAGGAGGCCAATCAGGTCCCCGTTCATCTCGGCTGCGGTCAGGTTCACCGTCCACTGCCCGTTGCCCTTATGTACCGGCGTGCCGTCAATAGCCGTCTGGGTGCCGCCGTCCAAGGTCACATAGCCCGTAACGGTTCCGCTGGTAATGGCGCTGCCGTTGGCCTTGTCCACCAGTGTGAACGGAAATCCGACTACGGCTACATTCTTCTTAAGCATCTCTCTGCTTCTCCTCCATCCAGAAGGTTGTTCGCTCCCATCGCAATGGCCAGACTGTTCATGGACTGGAGCCTGATATTGTCAATGGATGCCTGTGCGAGCAGGTCTTCCATTACAAGAATCTTGTCCACCAGAGCGGCAATGGATTCCACGTTCGTGGCGGACGTAATGTCTGCGACCGAGAGCGTGTCGTTCCTGACAACGGTAATCGATTCCGTCCCAGTTTCGGACTCCAGAGCCGCAATATCGAGGATGTGTTTCTGAGTTGTCACAACCTCTTCTACTGTGGACCCGGATGCAATATCGTTTACTGAAAGTAGTGTACTCCATCCATCAGTACTGTATCTAGTACCAATTCCGCCCATCCACATCCCAAGGATGGAGGCGTATCCAGAAGTCTTGTCCACCATCAGGTTGGCTGATGTGATGGACGTCGCGGACGAGACTTCTGCGACCGGCATTCCGGAGTCGATCGAGACCCCGTAGGTGGTAATGATGAGTTCCGCCAGAGCCGTGTTGACATTAACAAGGATGTCTACTGACGCCACCTTTGGAACGAGCGACATCGTATCGCAGATGCTGCTTACGTTGGTCGCCTTGTTGATGCTGGCGGTATACTCCGCAATCAACAGACTATCGACGGTGGCCGCGACATTCGTCTTGATGTTGATGTTGGACGGATACTCCTGAAGGACCATGGCATCCGTGGAGACATTTATATTCAGCTCCGCATTGATGGATACGTCATGGGCCGTCAGGTAAAGGAAGGCAAGATCCGTCGAGACAACAGTATCCGCTCTCATACCGACGTTGTACGTCGAAAGGATAAGCGCATCGTATCCGGCGGCAACATTCACCTTGGCGTTAATTGATGTTGGGTATTCCGTAAGCGACAGGCTTGCCGTGGAAGCGGCCACTCCGGTTGCGACGTTGACCGATACTGTATTCTCTGCGAGAACAAGAGCGTCGAATGTGCAGGGCACATTCACTTCCGCATTCACAGAGGCATTGTTCTCCGTCAGAATGAGAGTATCGTATCCGCAGGACACGTTGACGTCGATAACAGGAACGGAGAATCCGCCGCTGAACCGTAGGCCGAGAATTGGCTTCACGCCAGCCTGCACCAGTTCATATGTCGTAACCGTATTGTACTTGGTGAAGGTCAGGGCGGGGCAAGTACAACTGACTGTAAATTCATAGGTGCCCATTATTTATACCGTATCGAACAGTGATCAAGGGCGTCCGGATGCTTCGTCAGGACCGGGTCTGCCCAGCAGCAGGCAAACGGCCTGTACGGGCCGAGGGAACAGGAAGTGACGGTACCGATCCTGTTCAGGAAGAAACATTCCTTCTTCTGTCCGGGCGCTATCAGCTGTGGATGTTCTCCACAGCACCAGCCGCAGTTTGCACAACGCTCGGCCTTGACATGGAAGCCGTCAGAACCGGCCAGCCTGTAGGCCGTCAGTTCCGTACCGGCCATGATATAAATGTGACGTTCGTCGCACCAGTCAGGTATCTCGACCTCGATCTTCATCAGGCCGGGTCGATCGCCGTGACAGGATCAGCAGATGCGCTGGTCGTCACTGTCGCCGTCCATGCCGATGTCGTGTCGTCTTCCTTGGTCACGGTCATCGTGGCCCCGGACAGGGAGACCTTGTTCCTCAGGGAACGCAGGGCATTCAGCGGAGACCTTGCATTCGTGTCGCTGACGGCACTCATGTCACGGTTGAGCAGGGCATCTGCGTTGGCCGTGGCCGTGGGAACCGCCGCCGTGATACTGGACTTCTGAGTTGCCGTGAAGTCTCCATTCATGTTCGCAGTAACGTAACCACTGGCGTCTACCGTAATCGCCGCCGTGCCGTTGCCAACGTAAGCGCCCACCGTCACGCCCGCAGCGCAGGTAACGGTCTGCGTCTTGATCGTATCGACATCTACCTTCTGCGTTGCCGTTCCCAAATCAAAGTCTGTAAGCTGTATTTCAATGGGAAGCGGAGCCATGCCGCTTGCACCCTTGAGCATGAGCACCACGCTATCCACACCGGTCGCCAGTATCGCATCCGACAGGTCGAGCCGATACACGCCCGGCATATTCGTAGCGTCTATTTCAACAAAACCGCCATCGGAATGAGCACCAGTAACAGTCTGTGTGGCAAGGGTAAGCTGGGCAGCAGCCGATCCCGGCCTGACGTAATAACAGGCAAGACCGGAAGCGTTGTAAGCGATTCCGGTTTTGCCGCCACCCGTCGTTGAGGCCGAGTCCTGTATGAACACGAGAATGGTCTGGTCTGTTGAACCTTTTTTCCTTATCAGTTTCATCCTCTACATCCTCCTGCCATTCCGGGGTGGGTGAGTAGTCCGCCGCCAGATCCTACTCCATTATCAACCTGATCCAATATTAAGCCCATGCAAACCCTTCTCGTTGTCGATTCAGTCCACGTCCCACCATCTGTGCGGTAAGTCATGTAACAAGACGTGCCCAAATCCATTACCTCCATTGCCGCAGCTTCGGGTACAGATAAATCCTTAAACGAA